GTCGACGGGGTTCGGGGGTGGAGGGGTAGAGGTAGAGGTAGAGGGGGTGGGGGGTTCAATCCCCCCTCTACGCGACACGCGCGACACGCGCGACACGCTCGGGTTATCCACAGGCGTTTCGGGCGACGACACGCGCGACACGCTCGATTCGGCCGGCGACACGCGCGACACGCTCCCGGGCGGCGACACGCGCGACACGCTCCCGGGCGGCGACACGCTCGGATCGGCCGGCGACACGCGCGACACGCTCGGTTCGAGGTGTCGGCCGGCGTCGGGGTGCACCAGGAACCCGGGCGACGGTTTCCCTCGGGAGGTGTGGGCGACGAACGGACCGTCGAACTGGGGTCTGATCCAGCCTCGTTCGACGAGGAGTTCGACGGCGGGCCGGAGGGCGTCGAGGTCGGCGAACGTGCGCCGCATGTTGCGGAGGATGTCGCGGGCGGTGAACTCGGTGAGCCCGTTGCGGGTGACCCAGTCGGCGAGTTTGCGGGCCTTGGCGACCCGTTCGTCGGTGCCCCACCGGTCGGCGATCGCTTGGGCGTGGGCGAGGTAATAGTCGCCGATCTCGATCGCCTGGCCGACGGTGTGCTCGTCGATGTCGGTGCCGGGGTGTTGGTGGGCGAGGTGGAGGAGGGCGGCGACCCGTAGGGTGTTGGCTCGGAGTTTCCCGACCCATTCGGCGAGGTGTTCGAGGTCGTCGCCGGGTGCGAGCCGGTGTTCGAGCGACTGGTCCCAGCGGGCGAACCGGTCGGACGCGGTGCCGGTGACGGTCAGTTCGATCGGGGCGGTGTGGACCCGGTCGGCGAGGTCGACGAGGTGTGCGGCGTAGGTGCGGCGCTGCACCTCGTCGCCGGATGATTCTCGCAGCCGGTCCCGGGTGCCGACGTTCGAGTCGGGCATGCAGAGCAGGAAGCGGGCGGTGAGCCCACGGCCGGCGAACTGTCGTTTGGCGCCGACCTCGTCGAGCACGGAGGGCTGGACGGTGGTGATGACGACGAGGTTGGCGGACGGGATGGAGATCGGGTCTCGTTTGATGCGGTCGACGACGTATCGGCCGCCGCCCCAGGCTTCGAGGTACAGGTCGAAGTTGGACGCCCCGTCGCTGTAGAGGCCGGCGATCCGGTCGAAGATGCCGCCTTCGGCGGAGACGACGGCGATGTGGCCGCCGGCGTCGGCGAGGGCGACGCCGAGGGCTTCGGTGGTGGCGTCGTCGGCGAGGAGCCTGCCGGTGGGGACCCGGTCGAGGTTGGCGATCTCTTCGACGAGTTCGAGCAGCTCGAACTCGGCGGCCCGGCCGTCGTCGCCGCCTTTCGCCGCTTTGTCTTCGAGGTTCCGTTTCCGTTTGTCGAGGACGCTGCGCCGGGATTCGGCGCGGATGCGGGCGGCGGCGGCCTGTTGCATCCGGGTCACTTCGAGTTCTTCGAGGGGCCCGAACATGGCGTTCTTGGCGGGTGACTTGCCGGCGGAGGGTGGGAGAGCGACGGCGGCGTACAGGTTGCAGGGTTGCCGCCAGTTCTGGCGGGGGTAGCGGATGTGGGTGCGGCCGAGGGTGGCGACGGAGAGGGCGCCGAGGGCGAGGGTGGCGGGCAGGTCGGGGGCGACTTGGAGGTCGTTGGCGACGGCGGTGGCGTGGTCGGCGATCCATCGCGGCAGGGTGTGCATGGGGAACGCCGGGGCCCGGGTGTGGTCGTGGAGCGGGATCGGGTCGGGCCAGGGTTCGCCGGGGTCGGCGGCCTGGTGCACGACGACAGGTTCCGGGCTGGTGCTGGTGGTGGCGTTGCGGAGGGTGCGGGCGGCGTCGGATCGGTTGCCGTTGTGGTGCCGGCAGGCGTAGTACCCGAACCGGGAGTAGGCGCCTTCGGGGAGCCACGGGATCGAGGTGGTGAACACTCGGAGGATGTCGCGGCCGTTCCAGCCGACGGTGGCGGAGGTGCCGTCGCGGCCGTCTTTGCCGGGGCGGGTCCAGTGTTGTTCGCCGCTGCGGTCGATGTGGGTGAGGGTCCAGCCGTCGCCGGTGAGCAGGTCGTGCCAGGTGGTGGTGTCGTTGTAGCGGGCGGCGGGTCCGTCGTCGGCGATGACGTCCCACACGGACGCCGTCCTCGAGCCCGCCGGCGGCACCGGTGTCGGCGTCGTCTGGGTGGGGGTGACGAGGTGGAGGAGCCATCCGGGTGCGGCGGCGGGTTCGACGACCCAGGGGGCGTGGTCGATCTCCCATTCGTATCGGCCGCCGTTCGGGTGGATCGTGGGGGGTGCGAGGACTTGGCCGCCGGTGCCGCGCACGTCGAGGCCGGGGCCGAGGCGGCGGCCGGCGTCGTTCGGGATGGGGTGGGGCGCGGTGAAGTAGAGGTGTCGTCCGCCGGTCGGGGTGAGGGTGGTGACGGTGTCGGGTTCGTCGGTGCCGTAGAGGGCGAGGAGTTCGTGCCAGGTGTCGGTGCCGCTCGCAGTGGGGTCGTGTTCGTCGATGTCGACGACGAACAGGTGGCGGCCGTCGGGGAGGGCGCCGGTGGCGATGCCGATGCCGTGGTCCCGGTAGAGGCCGGTCCACCAGGAGTTGATGGTGGTGGTGTCGGTGGTGGCGGCGGTTTGCCAGGCGGTCATGGGGGGCCGTTTTTCGCCGGGGCGGATCGGGAGCACCCGGTAGCCGGCGTCGGCGAGCATCAGGGCGTGCTGGTGGGGGTTGGTGTTGTCGCCGTCGTGGGTTGCTGCCTGGGCGGTCATGCTGCGCTGCTGGTCCTTTCCTGCCGTCGTTGGTGTCGGTGGGCGGTGCGGCACGCCGGGCAGGGCGGGATGCCGCGTCGCAGGTGGGTCTGGTAGCCGTTGTTGGTGCCGTGCCGGATCGGGGGCAGGTCCACCGGTTCGAGCGGCAGCAGCGGCCCGTCCCACTCACAGAGCGGGTGGTTGTCGTCGAGCAGGTCGAGGCCGTGACGTAACTGGTGGCGCAGGCCGGCCGACAGGCGGCGGGCGCGGGCGAGTTCGGCGGCGTGGTCGAAGGTCACGAGCGGAGCCGGAGCCGGAACCGGGCGTCGAGGAGGTCTTCGTTCAGGTGGTGGACCCGGGTGCGGAGGTCGACGATCGTTGCTTCGTCGCCTTCGAGCATGGCGATGGTGTCGCCGATGAGGGACGGGTCGATGGCCGTGACTCGTGAGAGGGCGGCGATGATGTCGGCCCGGGTGCGTGCCGGCCGGTCAGCCACGGGACGACCTCGTGTCGCAGTAGGGGCAGAAGAAGGCCGTGCAGGTCGCCCTGTGAAGCAGGGCGTTCCACCTGAAGCGGGTCTCGGCGTGCATCGCTTCGATCGCCTCGACGGCGTCGGTCATCCAGGTGTCGAGGGCGGCGATCCCTTCTTCGGCTTGGTCGATGATGTCGTCAGCCATCGTTCTCCTCCCAACGTGCGAGCGCCTGCAGGGCGTGCACGGTGTAGAAGGCCCGGGTCCGTACCGGCACTCGGTGCAGGGATGCCTGGACATGCAGGGCTTCGGCGAGTTCCGAGCAGATCTCCCGGAACAGGTCGACCTCGCCGCGCAGCCGCTCGATCTCGTCGGCGGCTTCGCGCACGTCACACGGCGACCACTGCTGGCATTTCCAGCATCGGTTCACCCTGTCCCGTATCTGCGGGTCGTCATTGCACTCAGCGTTCTCGACGAGCCGACCGTTCAGGTCTCCGTATTGGAGCGGATGCGCCGCCCGGAGTCGGGTCACGATGTCGTCAGCCATGGCGGGCCTCCTCGAAGAGGGTCACGACGAGCAGCACCAGGTCGGCGAACCGTTGCGCCGTCAGGGTGTCGTTCGTCCACGGGTACGGGTCGGCGGCGAACACGGCGTCGGGGATGTCACGCCGGTACGGGTCGGGGTGCTCGGGATGGCGGGCGTGCCACTCGGCCTGCAGACGGAGCCGGTCGGTCAGGTTGTCGATGTAGAGGCGGAGCCGCTCGTGGGCGGCGGCAGGGTCCTGCGCTACCGATCCGGCGGGTCGGACGCTTCCGTTCGTGCGGTCAGCCATGGTCGGCCTCCCGCAGCTCGTTGTAGAGGCGCTCGACGGCGGCGCCGCAGTCGTGGTGGGCGGTGCAGTGGCGGGCGTGCTCGATCTCGGCGACCCGACGCCAGCGGTGCATGTTCTCGAACACTCGACGTTCCCGGTCCGTCTCCCACGGGGTCGTGCGGTCACTCATCGCCGGCGTCCTCGGTGCAGAACGAGCGCCAGTCGACCGACGCCGCCCACGGTTCCCAACCGCACCACCACGCCGCCTCGGCCGCCTCGAACACCTGGCGGGCCACCATCAGGTTCACGGCCGGCACCAGCAGGTCGTCCCGGGTGTAGCCGAGGGCTTCGACCCGGTCGCCGTGGGCGGTCCAGTTGATCTGTGCGAGCCCCCAGTCACCCGAGGTGGACACGATGTCGGGGGTGCAGCGGGACTCGGCCCACATGACGGCGTCGAGGTGGCCGAGGTCGTCGACGGGCCAGCCGGCGGCGACGGCGGTCGGCCACCAGGCGCCGCACAGGGCGCCGTCGTGGCCGGGCAGGGTCGTCACGGGCGGCAACGTGTCGGAGGTGTGCACAACGGTGGCGGTGGTGGACACCGGCACCGCCGGCCGCACCGTCATCGTCGTGACCGGGATGGTGGCGGCGGTGATCGGGATGATCGGGATCGGCTGCGAGAACTCGATGTCGGCCTCGGCGCCACCGGTGGCCCACATGGTGCCGAGCAGGGCGGCGGTGGCCGCTGCGAGCCGGATCACCGGCCGCTCCCGTGGCGACGGGTGCACACCGTGCAGGTGTGGTTGCGGCACTTGCGGGCCGGCAGGTCGTGCCAGATCCGCAGTTTCAGGGCGATCAGCAGCAGGCTGCCGACGGCCCAGATCAGGAAGCCGACGGCGAGCCCTTCGGCGATGGTCTTGGTGGTCACAATGCCTCCCTGTAGGTGGTCGCCCACTGGTCGACGGTCTGCACCGCGATCCAGCGGCCACCCGGACGACGGACAAACAGGACGCCGTGGGTGGTGCCGGCGTTGACCTGTTGCGTTTCGAGACCTGTCAGCCCTTCACGGATCGCTCGGGCGAGGTCGGCGTAGTTCTTCACCTGGGCGGTGCAGTCGGGCAGCCCGTCGAGGTCGCCGGTGTCGTCGGCCCGGCCGGCGCCCAACTTGCGGCGCACCCCGAACCCGAGGAGATCGGCCAGGAGCGCAGCGATCTCGCGCTCGGCCCGGTCCCCCTTGGCCTTCTGCGGGTTGGTCACGCTGCACCTCCCCCGTCGACCGCCGGCGTGTCGTCGCCGGTGTTGGCGGCACGTTCCCGGTGGCGGGCAACGGCGTCACGGCGCCGGCGGGCCGCCAGGTGGTCGACGTCGAACTCCATCCAGCGGGAGCGGGCGTCGACGCACAGCGGGCACGGCGACTCGCCGTGACGGGTGTGCAGGTAGTAGCCGGCGAGGGTGCCGTGGGGGCTGTCGACGTCGCGCAGGTAGCGGAACACGTCGCCCCGGTTGCCGCGGGCGAGTTGCAGGCGGCGCCGTTCGGCGGCGGTCTTGCCGCCGGCGAACCCTTCCTGTTCGGCGAAGCCGAGCACCCAGTCGAGGCACTCGTGGACGACGGGGCAGGCGGCGCAGATGGCGCGCGCCTCGTCGTACATGGTGGCGGGACGGCCACCGGCCGGCGGGAAGAACACGTCGATGGGGACGCCGATGCAGGCGGCCCTCGAACGCCAGGTACCGGTCACGACGCCGGCGTCCCCGTGGTCTGCCGTGACCGGATCAGGGCGGCGAGGATGCCGTCGAGGCGCAGCACCTCGGCCTGCAGGGCAGGGTCCGACGTGGCGACGTGGCGCAGCACCCGGCGCAGGACGTGAAGGTCGTGGGTTGTCATAAGTGCCCCCGCCCCGTGTCGAACGGGGCCACCACCGCGAGGGGAGAGGGGACGGTGGTGGTGCGGCCTGCCGGGGGCTGCCACCGAGACGGGTGGCAGGAGGCGGCTCAGATCAGGTCGGCGGCCGACACGGTCGACGGGGCGCCGCGCTTCACGACGACGTCGAACTTCTTCAGCGTCTTGCCGCCGGCCCGCTTCTCCGAGCCGATGTAGGTGACGGCGATCCGGTCGCCGACCTCGGGGCGCTGCTCCGCCAACTTGGCGGACAACTGCATCTGGCCGGCGGTCAGGGTGCGCTCGTCTCCGTCGTCGGTGCGGATCACCAACTTCGGGGCACGCTTCCCGTCCTCGAAGGTGTGGACGGCGACGGCGAGGATCTCGCCGACGATGGCGTCGCCCGGCTCGTCGAACTTGACGTAGTCGCCGGCGGGTCGGATGGTGGGGTCGTCCCAAATGGACACGGTGAACCTCCTGGTTCGGGTTGGGTTGGGTTGGGTCAGGCCGCCTCGGATGAGGCAGGCAGGTCGCCCAGCAGTTGCGGGGCGCCGTCGTCGCCGTACAGGAACGTGAGATGTCCCTGGTCGAGCGCTACGGACAGTCGGCGGGCCTCGATGGCGTCGCCGGTGGTGAAGTTGCCGATCACCGCGCCGAGCGGCTGGTGCGGGTCGGCGGCTTCGGGTCGGACCCGGGCGACGATCGCCCGGCAGATGTCGAGGTCGGTGAACGTGGCGGCGTCGACGAGGAACCGGGCGATCTCGACGCGACGTTCCGACGGGTACGCGGCGACGGAGATCGGCCGGTCGGCGGCTTTCGCTTCGAGCACGATGCGGCGCACCGTGTCGGCGGCGTCGTCGTCGAGGGCGGCGACGAGGGCACGGACCTCGGCGATCTCGGCCTTGGTGGCGTCGCGGCCTTCGTCGGGCAGGGTGGGCCGCAGCGGTGCCGGGGCGGGCGGTGCCGGTTCGTCGACGGCTGGCACGGTGGCGGGATCGCTGTCACCGAACGGGATCTCGAACTCGCGCTCGACACGGGTGAACACGACGCCGAGCCGGTCGAGGTGGTCGTCGGTGTGGGCGGCGTCCGGGTCCTTGAACGTGGGGACACCGGCGGGCCAGTAGCGGGCGAGGGCGCCAGCGGAGTCGTCGGAGTGGGCGGCGATGGCCCGGACCCGGCCGGCGGCCCAGGTGCGCCGCTCGTCGGACGCGAGCAGCACCGTGCCGGGGAACACCTCGGTGACGGCGGCGACGACGGCGTCGACGTCGGCCACGTCGATGTTCACCGTGATCGTGGTGGTGGTGGCCGGTGCCGGAGCCGTGGGGGAAGGCTCGACGGCACCGGCCACCGTCTCGGCCGACTGCGTGCCGTGCGTCGGGGCCGAGAGACTGACAACGAGACCGCGCCGCTTCTGCCAGGCACGGACCTCGGCGGCGAGCCGGGCCGCTTCGAGCCCGGCGACGAGGTCGACCTCGAAGATCGTGCACTCGGCGCGGCCGGCGGGCAGGTGGATCAGGTATCCGACGGTCGTGTCGATGTTGTCGATCGGGGTGCGGGCCCCGGTTTCGATGTCGTAGACGACGCTGTTGGCGTAGCCGGCGAGTTGGGCGATGTAGCCGAGCGGGTTGTCGCCGATCGCCTTGCCGGTCTTCAGGTCGGCGCAGATGGTGCGCCCGTCGGGGTGGTGCAGGAACCGGTCGGCGGTGCCGGCGAGCCGCAGTTCGTCGTTGACGAGCGGCACCTCGATCAGGCCGTCGATCACGGTGAGGCCGTGCGCCGTGAGGGTCGTCTGGTAGGCGGCGACGTCGGCCCGCCACGGGTCCGGGATCGTGTCGAGGTCGATCTGGCCGAGGTCGACGCGTTCGGTGAACTCGTGGAGGGCGGTGCCGAGACCGGACCCGACGGTTGACCCGCCGGCTTCGAGGGCGTACCCGGCGAGGGTGTCGAGGCGGGACTTGTCGTCGACGGGGCAGGCGGCGACCTGGGCGAACAGGTCGGGGCGTTCGGTGAGTCCTTTGACGGCGGTGCGGATCTTCCACTTCTCCAGCCCGAACCGGTCCTCCAGCACCTGCCCGTGGGACGAGAACCGGGTGTACGGGGTCGGTTTGCCGCCGTCGGCCGGGATGATGATGGGGCGGCCCCAGCGGTCACGGGTGAAGTCGGTCATCGCGCACCTCCGGCGATGGGTTGGGCCGCCGCCGGCGGCGTGGTGGACCTGCAGCACCGGTGGGTGGGGTGCAGGTAGGTCTCGGGCCGCAGGAACGTGACCCCGCACAGCAGGCAGCGGACGACGCTCACGCCGCGGCCTCCTGCTCGACGGGGGCGGGTTGCTGCCGTTCCTGGGCGGCACGGACGATCTCAGCGATCCGGGACAGGCGTACCGGGTCCACGACGTACGCACCGTGTCCCTGCGCCGCACGTTCGGCGGCGGCCCGGTCCGCAGGTGTTCCGTTCATGCTGCGGCGACTCCGCCGACGAGGTCGTCGATCGACACGTCGAGCACCGCTGCGATGCGGGCCACGTTGGCGATCGTCGGTGTTTTCCTGCCATTCTCCCAGGCGGAGACGGTGGACTGTTCCACTTCGAGGCGGCGGGCGAGCTGCGCCTGGGTGAGGCCGGCGGCCTGCCGGTACCTTCTGACCCGGTCGGCGAGTACGAACGTCATGCGTGACACCATAGGGTCTGCCGACCTAGGTCGCAAGTACCTGGTCACTAGACAAGTATGAATGTCCTGAGATATAGGTACGACTGGACAGACGAACCCTTGTGGTGTCGGTAGGGTGAACGCCGGAGGAATGAGGCAGCACCGTGGAGAGCACCGAGCAGAGGCGCCGCTTCGGGCTGGCGCTTCGGGCCGCCCGTAAGCGCAGCCGGCGGACGCAGGCCGAGGTCGGCCGCCTGATCGACAAGGACCAGACGGTCGTGTCGGTGTACGAACGCGGCGAAGCCGAGCCACCCCGGGACGTGGTGGCCCGACTCGAAGAGATCCTCGCCCTCGACGCCGGCGACCTGTCCCGCTACCTCGGCTACGTCCCGGTCGACCCGGCCGATGCCCCCGAACCGGTCGACCCGGGGCCGATGCTCACCGGCCACGCCATCGCCGAGATCACGAAGGCGACCGCCGACATGCAGCAGGCGATCGCCCCGTGGGCGCAGGAGGTGCTGCGCACCCAGCAGCAGATGCAGCAGGAGATCGCCCGGCTGCGTGACGCCGTCACGTCGATCACGCACGCCACCGTGGCGTCCTACGGTGACCTCGTGCCGGCCCGGAAGCGTTTCCTCGACCTCACCGAGACCCAGGAACTCACGCTGGAGAAGGTCACCGAGGCGCTCACCACCGAGGGCGACGACGCCGTCCTGATCGGGAGAGGCGACGACGGCACCACGATCATCGTGCGGGGGCCGCGGGGCACCTTCGAGTTCGACCCCGACTCGGTCGACGTCGAGGCCGAACTCGCCAAGTTCCTCGCCGACCAGCAGTCAGCGGCGCCGGAGGGTTAGACCCGCCACACCACCTCGATCCGAGACGGGTCGAACCGGTTCCGGCCCTTCAACGCCGGCAACAACACGACCCGGTCGATCACCTCGGCGACCACCTGGCGCCGCTCCCCCATCGACAACACCGGCCACACCTCCCGCAACCCGTGCAACGGGTGGCGCGGCCCCCGAGGTGTCGACAGGCGGGCACGGAGCCGGTCCGCTTCGGCCGCCAGCGGGTCCCGGGCCGCGAGGAACTCGGCGCGGGAGATGACCCGCAGGACGTAGTGGTCCCGGGACAGGTCCGTGAGGCGGGCCTCGATGTCGGCCAGGGTGACACCGTCCAACTCGGGTGCCGGTTCCGGTTCGGCGTCGGCGAGGGTGCCGTCGTCGATCGCGGCGAACAGGCGGGCAGCGACCTCGTCCTCCACCGGGATCGCCAGCCGTGAGATCTTGCCGCAGCCCGTGAAGTTCACGCCCCGGGCGCAGTGGTAGGCGGGCCGTCCGCCGGACTTCGGGCGGGCCACGAGCGGCGCCCCGCAATGGCCGCACACCGCGACCCCACCGGTGAGCAGGTACACGCGGCCCCGACCGTGCCGGGTGGCCCTCGCCGGGTCCAGCAGCGTCGCACGCAGCTGCGCCAGATCGTCCGGTGTGACGATCGCCGGCCACACCGCCCGGGTCACCGTGCCGCGATGCTCCCGCAGGCCGGCGATCCGGGCCCGGGTCAGGGTGCCCTTCAACACGGTCGACGTCCACGGCTTCCCCGTCACCGTCGCCACACCCCGATCGGTGAGCATCCGGCACACGGTGCGCAGCGACGTGCCGGCGAGGATCTCCTTCGCCGCCCACCGGATCACGTCGGCCTCGTCCGGGCGGATCGTCACCCGGTCGTCCTCGAACCCGAACGGTCGGGTGCCGCCACCAGACACCTTCCCGGCCTCGGCCAACTGGCGGTGCTTCGCCAACAGGCGGGCCCGCTTCGCGTTCGATTCGTAGCGGGCCACGGCAGCGACGATCGTGCCAACCATCTCATCCCCCGGGTTCGCCGGGTCCCGCTGACCTTCCGCCACCGTCGCCACCGTCGCCACCCCGTGCCGCTGGCATTCCCGGAAGAACAGGGCCTGCTCGATCGGGTCACGGAACAGACGATCCGGCCGCCAGGCGAGCACGGCGTCGACCTGCCGGTCCCGCACCAAGGTCAGCACGTCGCCGAACCCGGGCCGGTCCTCGATGGCGTCACGCTCGAACGCCGACTCGCCGTAGTCGGATCGCTCCGCCACCACCGTCCACCCTTGGCGGGTGGCGTACTCGCGGCAACGGACGATCTGGTCGTCGAGGTTCAGGGCGTTCACGTCGGAACGACGCGACAGACGGGCGTAGATCACGGTCCTCACGTCGAGTAACAATAGCAAGCGCTCCCGTGGGCAGGGTTCGCATATGTCACCTGATACCGGGGCCGAAAACGACGGAAGGCCCCCGCCCGGCGGAGGTGACCGGGCGGGGGCTCTTCACGGTGTCGCCGGGCAGCAGGCGGCGACGATCTAGGTGGAACCGTGACCGGGGTCAGGGTTCGAGGTCAGCGTCGGGTTCGATCGGGATGATCGGCACCCGGTGCAACGAGTCGATGCGGCACACCATCGGCGACGGGATCGCGGTGACGTGGTCGATGTCGTCGGTGCCGAGCACCATCGACTGCGCCACGACGACGTGCCCCGGTTTCACGTTCGGCACCAGGAACCCGACGGTGGCGACGAGGCACGGTTCGTCGTCGATGTCGGCGACGGTGCCCCACTGGTCGAACACGGCGTGAGCGTCACGCCACAACACTCGGACCAGTTGCTCAGTCATCGTCGTCCTCCTCGTCGACCGACCAGTCGATGCCGGCCCACCGGGTCTCGATGTCGACCAGCACCGACCGCAACATGCCGATCAGGACCCACATCGGGCAGTCGGTGTCGTGCACCACCTGCAGGGCGTGCTTCCCGGACTTGTGCAACCCGTCGACGATGACGACGGCGTGCACCGGGACCGACTCGGGCCATTCGGCGGCGACCGTGTCTGTCACCAGATCCGACGCCACGATGTCGCTCACCACTTCTCCCGCTTCCGATCCGTGACGAGCACCGGGCATTGGAAGGTGATGTTGTGCTCCGGGGTGACGACGGCGAGCGCCTGCTGCGCCGGTTCGTAGCCGAAGTTCTGCACCCACGCGTACTCATCGACCGACTTCAGCGACCCGTTCACGACGAGGCCGGGGGTCATGATGAGTTGGTGCCAGTGGCCGAGCCACAACGTGTCGAACGGCTGGTCGGTGGCCATCGCCCGCTGCGCCTTGCGGGCACGGAGCCGCATGATCGGCGGCCAGATCCCACCGATCCCGCCACCACCGGACGCCTGGTCGCCGTGGGTCAACAGGTGCCCGTAGCCGTAGATGTCGATGTGGACGTCGGCCGAGTCGGCGACTTGGAACGTGAACCGGCGGTCGTTGCGATAGTGCCGCTCGATCATCTTGGCGAGCAGCCAGTCGAGGTTCGTGCGGGCCCGCAACTTCGCCCGAGGTTTCCGGGTCAGCCGGCCATGGTTGCCGGGCACCGCAGCGACGTGCACCTTGCCGAACTCGTCGGCGAGCAGGTCGAGGGCGGCGGCCAACTGTTCGGACCAGTGCAGGAGCGACCCGAGGATCGTGTCCTCGTTCGTTTCCTTTAGTTCCTCGTGGATGTCACCGGAGAAGATGTCACCGCCCAACAGGACGACGACCCCGTCGTAGGTGACGCCGGCGAGGTAATGGCGGGCCAACTTCACCGAGTTCGTCGCCCACGCCTGCAACCGCAGTTCAGCGATGCGACGGTCGTAGGCGTTCAGGCCACCGACCTCGTCGGCCCGGACCACCTCGTCGAAATGGGTGTCGGACAGCATCAGGACAAGCGTCGCCCGTTTCCCCTTCGCCGGCGCCGCAGGGGTCAGCCACTTCGGCGGGTCGATCGACGCGTCCTCGACGGACTCGACGACGGCGAGCACGTTCCGCAGCTCCTCCACCTCGGCCACCCAGCGGGCCGCCTCAGCGGTCGCCGCGTCACGTTGCCGGCGCACCTTCTTCAACTCGGCACGGACACGCGCCTCGTCGCCGGCCGCAGCGTCGGCGGCGTTGATGTCGTCACGCAGCCCGGCCACAGAGGCACTCCCCTCGTCGGTGGCGCTGCACGGCGCCGATGCCGACCGGATACTGGCGGCGTTGCAAGGCGTCAGCGATCGCCCTGGCGGAGATCGACCGGTCTTCGAGAGCGGCGATCAGGTCGGCACGATCAGCGCCGTCGAGATCGTCGAGGGCGGACCCGAGCGAACACGGCGGGCCTTTGACGGCCCCCGGGCTGGTGCGGATCTCGTCGAGTAGTTGGGCCAAGGGCTGCCTCCTTGGGGGTCAGGGGTTGGGGCGGGCGATCGACGCCGGCGACAGACCGGGCTGGCCGGCCGACACGATCGAGGTGAGGAACGACAGGAGGGCGCCGCCGGCGGCGAACCCGATGACGGCGGACCAGTCGGCCGACATGACGTCGAAACCGAGGGCGTCCTGGCCGAGCACCAACAGTGCGGCCTGCGCTGCGGTCTTCACGGCACGTTCGGCGGCGTCAACCCAGAACGATCGGGACACGAGGACGCTCACCGGTCCACCGTCCACAGGGCGGCGAGGTCCGGGTCGGAGTGGGCGGCGGTGCCGGCGAACGGGTTCGGTCCGACCGCCCGCCAGGTGAGCAACAACGACGACAACGTGTGCTTGTCGACGGTGACCCGCGGCGCCCGCACCTGCCGGTAGACGCCGTCGGCGTGACCGTTCCAGATGTGGCAGATCTCGGTGCCGGTGGACACCAGCGCCACCCATTCGGGTTCGCCGGGCCGGTAGTCGATACAGATCATCGAGGGTTCCTCCTGTTCGTGGTCGACGACCGCCGGCGGGACGAGGTCGCCGGAGACGTAACGGATGTGCCACGGCTCCGACTGCGCCTCCCACGACCACCCGAACCGGGCGGCGTTGGAGAGGAGCCAGCCGAGCGCCACGTCGTCGAGGGGGCGGGCCGAGTCGGGGCTGGTGCCGATGGCGGTGTCGACGGCGAGGCCGAGCCCATGGTTCGACGTGCCGGGCACGGCGGCCATGGCAACACCGGGACGCTGGTACCAGCGGCGCCCGTTCCACATCTTCGACGGCCGGTCGAGGACGTCGGTCGTGTACCGCTCCAGGAACAGGGTCTCCTGCTGCTGGTAGGTGCGGTAGCAGCCGCCGTGCGTGAACGTGAGCGCCACACCGGCGGAGGCGGCGGCGTCGACGAGGGCCGCCCAGGCGCGTCCGGCGAGGTGGTGCAGACGGGCGCCGGCGGCGACGTCGGTGAGGAGGCCGGCGGGGAGTTGCCCGTTCGGTTCGTTGCGCAGGTCGGCGGGGAGGCGCACGGGCGCGACAGGGAGACGGGTCACCGGGTACCTCCTCGGCGGTGGCGGGTCAGGGGCGCAGGTGCCAGTCGATGTGATCGTTCAGGCGGTCGCGTGTTTCCTCGGCGACCTCGATCACCCGGTCCAACTTCGCGGCGTTCTTGGCGTGGTCCCGGTTGTTCTCTCGGCGGGTGCGTTCGAGCAGGGTGACGATCACGCCGCCGGGGGCGACGACGGCGATGAGGATGGCGGCCCAGGTCGGCACGACGTCACCCAGCGACAGCCTCAGGCTGCCACGGCTCCGACTCGTTGCCGGCCTCAACCCACTCTTCGTAGACTTTGTGCGTCGGATTGTCGACGTCGTCGGCGAAATGAATAGAGCGGCTCTCGCCGTCGTAGAACATGATCGCCGGCCGGCCGTCAAATGTCATCGTGTACCACATCGTCACAACTCCGCATTCAAGGCGTAGGAGGTGGTCCCGCCGTTGCCAATGAGGCACGATGGGCGTCCTGCGGTGGCTCCCGTCGTGGTCCAAACAACATGTGCGCCGCTAGTTCCGGTGCTCTGTGAACTGTACGTCAGCCCGAGCGCGGCTCCGTAGTTGTCGATGCCGAACGATCCGCTGTAAGCAGAAAAGACGGGCGCAGTTCTCATCTCTACCGAGAATCGGTGCTGCGTTACTACCGTGGTGGTGAAAGGGCAGAATGCCGGGTCGCCGGAACCGACAAAGAGCGGGATGAAATATCGCTGGAAATAGCGCTGGCAGCGCCCCAACTCCTCGCCGTAGGCGCGGTGCTCGAACGGGGTCGCAATGCGGCCGGTCTCGAACTGCACGCCGGTGATCTGGAAGTAGTTGCTCGACGCAGCGGCGAGGTTGGTCTGGCCGGCGGCCCGGTTGGCGTCGGTCTGCGCCGCCCACGACGTCGCCAGGGTTCCGCCGGTGTAGTTCGACCCGGCGCCCAGCCAGAAGTGCAGTCCGAGTGACGCGTTGTTGTCGTCGTCGAGGGCGCCGGTGGTGTCACCGGCGAAGGTAACGGTCTTGAACTCCCAGGTGGCGCTGGCGTTGACCGTGTACGACGCCGAGATGGTGCGCGTGTTGTCGGAGTCGCGCAACTCGACGATGTAGGTGCCAGTCACGTTCGACTTGACCCAGAACGACACGGTGACCGGCAGGGCGTCGGCGCTGCCTTTGCGGAGGCGTTGCAGGTCTTGGCCCTCGAACCCTTGGGCGAGGTGGAAGAAGTCTCCGGCGGCGGGGGACGAGTCGGCGGTGGTGCACAGCACCTTCAGCGAGTTCGCAAACCCTGACCCGGTCGGAGCGTCGGACTCCTGCGACATGGTCCAGGTGCCGAGCCCCCCCAAGACGAGCGCCCAGCGGTCGACCGTGTAATAGCCGCCGGTCGTGATCGACGCCGTCGACGTGCCACGCTGCGCGACCTGCATCGCCCCGTTGAACGCGATGTTCCGGTTTCCCAACGGTTCCGAGGTGAGCAGCGGCGCCGGCACCCACGCCGACCCGGTGTAGGCGGTGAGCGTGTTCGAGTCCGACAGGTAGGCGACCATGCCTTCGGTCGGGGCCGTGATCGCCGCATCACGCGCCGAGGCGTCGGCGAACACCATCACGGTCTGGTCCTGCAGGTAGCCCTGCACGTTCGCTGCGGTGACTACTTCGCCGGCTGTCCAGGTGCGGCGTCCGAGTCCTGCCATAGGGGTCCTCCTAGAAGGCGAGAAGGTTGGCGTCGAGCGTCCCGAAGGTCGCGTCGTCGAGTTCGAGGAACGTGCGCGAGTCGACCGATCCGAACCGGAACCGGACCCGGTGCTCACCGGTGCCGATCTGGTGGGCGATCGACTCGACCGACACCTTCTGCGTCACCGTCGACGGTGACCCGGTGCCGTAGGTGCGGGTCACGGTGACGACGTCACCGACCTCGACAAGCATCAGCTGCGCGAACGTCGCCGAGTCGTCGGCGATCGTCACGTCGATCTCGTCGATCCGCAGTTCCGGCTCGGCGTACTTGCCGAGCAGGAACGTGCCGATGTCGACGGCCGCCTGATCGGTGTCGACCAGGAGCCCGGTGCGGGTCAGCGTCGACGTCAGGTAGGCGGCCTGCGACCCGGTGTCGGTGGCGACCTGTTCGCCGCCGCCGACCCGGGAGGTGACGACCCGGTTGTAGAGCAGTTCTGTGCCGTACTGCACCGAGTAGCCCCGGTACGGGACGGTGCCAGGTGCGCCGGTGTCGGAGAACACGATCGTGCCGGTCCGGTTCAACACGTCGGCCCGGCCTCGGAAGGTGAGCACCCCGTCACGGGCGACGAACAGGTAGCCCTGCTCGGCGACAGCGACGGCTTGCAGGTAGTCGAGGGCGGTCGTACCGGCGTCGACGGGGTAGGCGCCGAGCGTGCCCGAGCCGGTGTCGATCGCCCTAGACCCGGCCGGGTAGGCGATCTCGGGCCGATCCAGCACCGTCGCCACCCTGGCGCCGCTCCCCTCGGTGGAGGGGGTGAAGGCGTCGAGGGCGGTGGCGGCGAGGAGGGTGAAACCGTCGGAGCAGGTGACGGTGGTGGTGCCGGTCGTGTCCGTGGTCCACTGCAGCCCGTAGTCGTCGACGTAGCCGTTGAAGATCTGGGCGCCGTTCACGGTGATCCGCACCGGGCGGCGCGGCACGATGCCGCCGAAGTAGGTGCCGGCGGTGTTCGACGGGTCGAACAGGCGGGACTCGTTGCGCAGCGTGATCGACGCCGTGCCGGCGTTGAACGCGTCCAACTGGCGGGATCGGCCACGGGACACCGACACGTCGGTGACGTAGTCGGTGATGTCGGCCCAGATGTCACCGCCGAGCAGGTAGGTGGCGGACTCCAGGAGTCCCTTCACCGGGTCGTCGAGGGTGAGGACGTCACCGAACGAGGCGGTGGCGGGGAACGAGATCTCGACGGTGTAGGTGTTGCCGTTGACGTGCGTCGCTGGCATGTCAGGCGGCCCGCCAGTTCGTCCCGTTCGACCGTTCGTAGCGGCGGATGTAGTCGACGATCTGGGCGCCGATCTGGGCGCCGTCGGCACCCATGCCGGCATTCACCGTCACGTTGATCCCGCCGCCGCCGACCATGCCGCCGGCCCGGTCCAACGGCACCACCGCTTCGGGTCCCGCCTCGCCGATCAGGGCGAGGGTGGGGCCGGTGACGATGCCGCCCTTGGCGAGCGCCGGGATGTGCGGGATGTCGGGCGGGTTGATGTTGATGTCGGGGCCGATCGGCACCGAGATCTTGAACTCGACGAGGTCGTTGACCTTGTCGATGATCGAGGTGTTGATGAACCGGATGATGGCGTTGACGACGTCCTTGGCGACGCTCGTCGCAGCGGAGAACGCCCGGCCGAGCCCGTCACCGATCCCGTCGATCAGTCCCTTGCCGAGGTCGACACCGAAGCCGAGCAGGGTGGGGACGCCGTCGGTGATGACCCACGTCGCCACCTTGGCGAGCAGGGTGCCGAGCCCCTTCAGGAGGTCGGGGGCGATGTCGATCGCCCAGCCGATGATCGCGACGCCCAACTTGGCGGCCTCGCTCACGAGACGGGGGACGGCGGTGGTGACGATCCAGTCGGCGATCGACACGAGCAGGTCGCCGAGGGCGGACAGCATCGGGACGATGTTCGGCTTCACCCAGTCGATCAGCGCCTGGCCGAGCGTCACCAGTTTCTCGCGCAGCAACGGGAGACCGTCCTCGATCACCCAGTTCGCGACGTCGGCGATCAGAGCGCCGATCGCTTCGAGCGCCGGCCCGACCCGGGGCCCGATCCAGTCGATGAGCGCCTGGCCGAGTTCGGCCAACTTCTCGGAGATCCACGGCAGGCCGGTCTCGACGAACCAGGCGCCGAGCGTTTCGAGGAGTTCCCGGATCTTCTGCAACGCCGGGTCGATGCGGGGACCGATCCAGTCGACGAGCGCCTGACCGAGTTGCCCCAACTTCTCGCCGAGCCACGGCAGGCCGGTGGTCATGATCCATGTGCCGAGCGACTGCAGCAGTTCGGTCGCCTTGTCGATCGCCTTCGGGCCGTCCTCGGAGATCTTGTTACGGAACAGGGCGAACACGCCCGACAGGCCGTTCTCGGAGAACGCGTCGGCGACGGCCTGCACCGCCGGCATGATCTTGTCGGCGAAGAACGACGTGAGTTTCAGAGCGATCGGCAGCAGCTGCTCACCGATCTGCGCGGTCACGTTCGCGAGTTGCGCCCGCAGGATGCGCTGCGAGTTGGCGAGACCGTCCGAGGTGCGGAGGAAGTCGCCCTGCGCGTCGGTGGTCTGCTTGTAGATCGCGATCTCGGCGGCGCGGGTCTTCTGCGCTGCGGACAGCGCACCTTCGCCGTCCCAGATGCCGAGGGCGAGCGCTTCCTGCTTCAGGGTGGCGTCGTCGAGCAGCACCCCGTAACGGCGAAGGGGCTCGGCCTCGCCACGGAGCGCCGCCCCGATGGCCTCCACCGCTTCCTGCGGCGTCGTGTTGTTGAAACTGGCCAGGTCCGACGCGAGGCCGACGAAGTCGGTGGAGAACCCGAACAGGTCGTCGCCGGCGAGACCGGCCGCCTTGCCGAACGTGGCGAACGTCGACGCGGCGTCGAGCACTTCCTGCTTCGACTGGCCCATCGTCGTCGCGGCCTGCGCGGCGAACGCTTCGACGTCGCCGGCGGAGTCACCGAAGATCACCCCGACCTTCGAGGTGGCCTCGGCGAGGTCGGAGGCGGCGTCGACGGCCTGCTTGCCGAACACGACAGCGGCACCGGCCGCCGCGGTGCCGACCACGGCGAACGCCTTCGCAGCCTTGGTGCCGAGGTCGGCGAGTTTCCCGCCGAGTTTCCGGGCCCCGTCGTCGATCGACCCGAACGCCGTGAGCGCACCCTTGGCGTCGCCGAGGACCTCGATTTTGAGACGCCTGGTGTCTGCCATTCGAGGCTCCTAGTCGGGGAACACGTCAGCGAGGAGACGTTCCATCTCGTCGCCGTACATCTCGATGATCTCGGAGACGTTCGCCCGGATCGTCGGGTAGAGGAAGTAGCCGGCGCCCCGGTCGTTCCCGCGCCACGGCTGGAACTGGTTCCAGCCGAGCACGACGCCTTTGACCTTCACCGCGGTCGCGCCCCGGTTGCGTTCACGCCGAGACACCGTGGTCGGTGCACCACGCCGGTCGTAGGCGACGGTCTGCGCCTCGACCCGCTTGATGACCTTGTTGATGTTCTCGTTGTCCCGCACCACCGTCGCCCGGCCCCCGGTGTTCTTCTGCAGGCGGCGCCGGTTCTGGTAGGCGCCGAACTCGGCGCCACCGAAGAACGGGGCCTTCTTGCCGCCGGCGTTGATGCGGGCGGCGACACCGGACCGGGACGGCACCATCGAGTCGGCCGCCAGGGCTTGCAGGCCGCCTTGCATCTTGGCGAGCGTCTTGGCCCGGTTGATGACGAACTCGGCGACCTTGTAGTTGACGTCCTTCAGGCCGTCGGTGCCGGCGGTCCCGAACTGGTCGCGGGTCTTGCGCATCTCGCGGCGCAGTTCGGCGAGACCTTCGACGTTGACCCGGTCGGCTCCTCGGATAACTGCCACGGGTCACCTCCGAGCGTGTCGGTGGGACTCCTCGGCTCGACGCTTCAACACGTCGACGATCGCTTCCAACATGCCGTCGGGGGCGTCGAGGAGGTGTTGCGGGGCGATCCCGGTCTCGACCGAGATCTGGGCGACGAGGTAGGTCAGGGAGTCCCGGCGGAAGGGTTTGCGACGGTGTCGATCTCGACGTTCAGGAGACTGTCGAGGTAGGCGTCGCCGAACGGTGGCACGGTGGAGCCGGACGCCCGCTCGGCCTCCCAGGCGAGCCAGAAGAGGTGCTCCATCTTCTGCTCGACCTGAAAGGCTTTCGCGAGTCCGACCTTCCACTGCCGCTCGAACGCGACGATCTGACGGGGGCCGACCGTGTAGGTGTTGACCGACCCGTCGACCTTGGTGACCGTGAGCTGCCAGACGATCATCGGTTCAGGCCGTCGCCTTCGTGATCGCACCCGAGATCGGCCACGTCACCGAGGCGGTGGCGAGTTCACCGATCCCGCCGCCGAGCGGCGTCCACTGGTTCACGAGACAGTCGAACGAGTACGACGGGTTGTCGGCGGCGACGGCGCCGCTGTCGGGCTTGATGACGACGGCGGTCGTGGTGCCGAGCAGCGGGTAGATCGTGGCCTCCACCTCGGAGGCGGCGAAGTCCTGGTGGAAGTCGAGCGACACCGACGAGTCCTGCAGACCGGCGACCCGGGTGCGGGCCGTGTTCCCGAAGGCAGTGGTCTCGACCTCATCAAAGTTGGTCTCGATCGTCACGCTGGCGATGTGTGAACTCAGGTCCACGGAGTTGATCGTCACCGAAACGTCGGTGAGCACGATACGGGCCATGTCAGTTCTCCTCTGCGAGGTCAGGCTTGGCGGGCTTGGGGTTGGGGGCGGGCGCGAGGTGACCGGCCTCGATGAGGGCGGTCACGTTCGACCCGGCGAGTTCGTCCGCGCTCACGACGCTGCCGGGGGTCTTGCCGGCCACGGAACGCGAGCCGACGATCTTGAAGGTCTTCACAGGTGCGCCTCCTCAGGCGTAGACCGTCACCGCGAACGTGGCGACGAGGTACTTGGTGGTGGCGATCTCGACGAACGTGATCCCGCCGGCCGAGTCGACGACCGACGTGGAGGCGACACCGCCGAGCGTCGGGTCGGCTTCGATGGCGGCCCGGATCGACGACGGGCCCGAGTACGACAGGTAGCCGTCGAGGCGGGCTTGGGCGGTGCGTTCGGAGGCGGCGCCGACGATCACCGTGACGGTGATCTCGTGCACCGCGGCGCCACCGGCGGAGGCGCGGTGGTAGTTGATCTGGTCGAGCGCCGGGATCGCGATCGGCGGGTTGATGTTGTCCGGCAGGAAGTCCGAGGTGCGGAGCCCGGTGATCGTGGCGAGCCGGCCCTGCAGACCGGTCATGATCTGCGAGACGGTCGCAGCCATCAGGCGACCACCGGCACCCGGTACGGGGCGATCATCGCGGCGACGTCCGGGTCGATGCGGCGCACCACGATCGCTCCGAGGTCACCGAACCCGGCGACACCGAGCGGCGAGTCGAGCCGCTTGAACTGGCGGGAGGAGAGCAGCACCGTCGCTTCACGGATGGCGTGCGGCACCGACGGCCAGCCCCAGGTGGCGGTCACCTCGATCAGGGTGCGGCCGTTCGATGCGACCGGCCAGCCGGTGTCGAGGGAGCGGAGCAGGTTCACCGGTTCGCCCTGGGCGAGAGCATTGACCGGTTCGATCTGGTAGTCGGCGCCGACGGTGAGCGTCGTCTCGAACGTGCCGTCGGCGTCGTCGTCGATCTTGACGACGAGCCCGGTGAGCGTCGAGATGTCGTCGACCGGCACCAGGTCGGTGCGGGCGGCGGCGTAGGTACGGGCCGAGGTGGTGGCGTCGGCGTAGAACCGGCGGGAGCATTCCCCGTCGATCCGGCGGGAGGCGGCCTCGACGGCGCGTTCGAGGAGGGCGTCGTCGACGCTGTCGGTGATCCGCAGCGCCGCCTTCAACTCGGAGAGCGTGCAGTAGCCGTTCGAGATCGCCACGACGGTCAGCCCTTCGTGGTCTTGCGGGGACGGCCGGCCGGCTTCGCTGCGGTCTCGACGACCGGGTCAGCGGCGGCGGTCTCCACCGTCGGAGCGGCCCCGACGGCTTCGGCGTACTTGTTGACGATCAGGTCGTCGGCGACCTGAGCGGGGACGTCGATCTCGCCGCCACGCACCGGCCAGTCCTGGCCGTTGATGGTGCCCGAGATCGACACGAGCATCTTCACTCGCATCGGTACCTCCAAGAGGGGTGACGGGGCCGGCCCGCCCACGCACGTCAGGCGAGGCGGGCCGGCGTTCCGTCAGAGGGGGTCGTCAGATCAGCTCGCGCCGCCGACGAAGTGCTTCACCGCACCGGTCTGGTCGACCAGGTCGCCGTCGGTCCGCAGCGTCACGCGGAAGGTGCGGACGCTGTAGTCGAAGGCGAAGTCGTCGGACACGGCGACCTCGATGCCGTTGACTTCACGGATGAAGTACGACGGCAGGTGGCCGAACAGGACCGACTTGGCCGACAGGGCCGGGTTGGCCATCGAGTCGTTGATGTAGACCGGGAAGCCGAGCAGCGAGTCCGGGTCACCGGCGAGGCCGGGCGCGAACAGGTACTGGTCGTTCTGGTCCTTCAACTTGCGGGCGGCGGCCATCGCGGTCGAGTTCATCATCCAGCCGTTGCCGGGCTGCGCCGTGTAGGCGGCGCCGACGGCGTAGCGGAGGTCGATGAGGTTGTCCGCGGTGAACGCACCGGTGACGCCGGTGCCGCCGGTGACGCCGGCCGAGGACCGGTTGACGATGCCGTTCGGCTTCGAGGAGCCGTCACCGGTCGTCATGTGGCCACGGGTGGCGGCGCCGATGGCGATGCCGGCCTGGCGGGCGAGGAACCCGGCGACGTCGACGGAGGCGTCGGCGGCGAGTTCGTTCGACAACTGCACCAGGACGACGTACTTGTAGGCGCCGAGGGTGGTGGTGCCCAGCGTCGGGTCCGAGGCGGACGCCTGCGAGCCTTCGCCGACGATCGACGCGGTCGAGTTGGCGGTGCTCTTCGGGATCGCGAGGGACTCGCCGGTGGCGGTCGTGAGGACCGTGGCGTGGTTGCGCACGACGTTGGCCTGCACGAGGTGCTGGACGATCTGGTCGTACACCGAGGTCGGCACCATGGTGGCGCTGCCCTTGGTGATCGCACGCTTCTCGAAGCGGGCCGCACGGATCTCGCCGGACAGCAGGCGACGGACCGTCAGGTCGTCGGTGCTGTCGTCGGCCTTGTGCTCGCCGCCGAGGTTGGCCGGCACGCCGAGGCGGGCGCGGGACTCCTCGATCTGACGGGCGCGCTCCTCGGCGTCGAGGATCTGCCGGATGCGGGCGTCCTTGGAGTCGAGGTCGGCGTTGATGCGCTCGAACTGCTCGGCCTCTTCGGCGGACAGGTCACGCTTCTCGGCGGCGGCCGCGTCGAGCAGGCCCTTGGCCTGCTCCCACGCGCGTGCCCGCTCTTCCGAGAGCGTCTCGATGAAATCGCTCATCGTGATTCTCCTTCGGGGAGTTGGGGGGTTGGGGTTGTGGGGGTGCAGGTGGTGACGGCCGGTGGTGCCCCTGGCGGGGTCCGGGCGGGCGTTCCGGGCTGCGGTGCTCTCAGCGGCGGGCGCTCAGAGCGAGGTAGCGGGCGGCCAGCGCAGCGGGCATCCCGACATCAGGGGCGTCGTCGACGGCGGGCTCGGTCCGCTGCTCGGCGGACTCGTCAGCCTCGGCGTCGTCGTCGACGCTGCGAACAGTGGCACCAGAGGTCGCCGGGTAGGCGGGGAACCCGGTCACGACCGACACCTCGTGGAGGATGATCTCGCGAAGCTCACGCGACTCGCGGTCCTCGGACCAGGCGTCGCCGCCTCGCGGGACGGAGAACCCGAACGACATCGAGTGGACGTCGCCGCGTTGCATCAGGATCGACAGGTCACGGCCGACGGTGGTCGGCGGCAACTCGGCCTCGACTTTCAGGCCACGCTCGTCCTCGACGAGGGTGAGCGTCCCGGACCGGGTGGAGCCGAGCACCTGGTCGGAGTTGTGGTTCAGGAACATCCGCACCTCACGGCCGGACGCCAACGACCGGCGGAACGCGCCCGCCCGGATCGTCTCCACGAACGGCAACGGTTCCGACGGCGAGTCGAACACGGCCGCATAGCCACGGAACCGCATCGGCATCGCGTCGTCGTCGACGTCGTCCTCGACGTCGAGTTCGAGTCCGCCGACCGTCACGGTCCGGTACTCGACTTCGCGTCCGTTCACTCGGCGGGTCTCGGCGAACACGAGACGGCCGACCTCGGGCTGGTCTCCCATAGAGGTGCTCCTGTCGTTTTCGGCTGCCTCCTGCACGATCGCCAGCGACCACCGGTAGCCGGGGTCACCGCCCCACAACTTCCAAGCGATCAGACCGGCGCCCGGGTAGCCGGGATGGTCTGGGTCGTTGTTGGCCGGCGCGTCGAGGTTCCCTCGGTGCCGGGTGAAGAAGGCGAGCATCCGCTTCACGGTCGCGAGCGGCAGGTCTCGCCCGTTGACGATGTCACGGGCCCGGGCCACACCGACCAGGGTCCCGCCCCTCCCGTACTCTCGACGCCACTCCAACCCCTGCCGGGCTTCGGCGACCATGTCGTCGGTCGGGGCGAACATCAGAGCGGCGGTTCCTCGTCGACACCGACCGGTGCCGGCTCGGTGCCGGGGCCGGCCATCGGGGCGCCCGGGAGCGCCATCACGAAGTCGTCACCGCCGGCGTACGGTTCGAGCCCTTCAGCGGCCCGGCACTCGTTCGGGGTCTTGATGCCGGTGGAGACGGCGATCTGGTAGGCGCGCAGCCGGGTGATCGTGTCGGCCCGCAGGAACCCGTCGACGTCGAACCGGACGATCTCGGGCGGCGCCAGGAGCGTCGTGAACGCTTCCTCGATGCGGCGCAGCCACGGCAGCAGGCTGTAGGTGACGAAGTGCTGGCCGGCCATCTCGGCGTTGCTGTAGGTCTGCGAGTCGCCCTTGGCGCCGATCAGGTAGGCGGGCACCCGGAAGATCCGGGCGATCTGCGCTATCTGCAACTCGCGCGACGTGTTCAACTCCATGTCGGCCGCCGACGCGGTCACCGGCTTCCAGCGCATCCCGCCGACGAGAACCGCGGGGCGGCGCCGCCGGTTGTGCTGCGTGAACCACGTCTCCTGCAGCACCTTCGCCTGGTTGGCGGTCAGGTCGCCGTCGGTCTCCAGCACCGACGACGGGGTGCCACCGTCGGCGTAGAACTGCGACAGGTGCCGCTCCATCGCGAGGGCGAGCCCGATCGTGGTCTTCTGCTCCTCGATCGGCGACAGGCCCTTCAGCGCCTGCGGCGGTGTCCACCAGCGCAGGTGCAAGATGTTGTCGGCCGGCACCGGGGTGCCCGACACGGTGTAGGTCCGCTCCCGGGCCGACCCGGACGAGGTGACCTCGACGTTGTTCGGGTGGATCGGGGTGAGCCCGACCGGGTCACCGTTCGCGGCCCGGTCGACGAAGACGTAGGCGTTGCCGTGCAACGCCAGGCTCGACACGGTCTGGTGCACCAGTTCGTAGGCGGTGACGGTGGTCGACGGGGCGACGAACAGGCGCGGCGTCGGCTGCGGCACGTTGCGGTCCCCGATGCGGCGCACCGCACGGATCGGGAGCGACGCCACGCTGTCGGCGATCAGACCGACGCACGCCATCACCGCCGACACCTGCAGCGCCGTCGTCTCGTTCACCGTCTCACCCGACCAGTTCGTCAGGTTCGAGAACCCGGTGTTCTGCAGCGGGGCGAACTCGCGCCGCTCCAGGCGGGCCAGCAGACTCATCGGGCCACCAGCCAGCCGGCGACGGTGAGGAACACGCCGCCGGCGATCACACCGAGCGGGGCGTAGATCATGCCGAGACCCACGGCGACAGACGTCGCCCCGGCGGCCTCCATTGCGGTGGTGAGATAGTCACGCATCAGTGAGGCTCCAAGGGTCCACGATCCCCGGCGTCACCGACGCCGGCTGCCGTTTCGTCGCCGACCACGCGGCGAGCGTCACGGCCATCAGAGGGGTGATGTCGCTGCCGTCGCGACGCGCCCACCGCCACGAGTCACCCGACACCTGCCGGGTCACCGCAGCCGCAGCCGCATCGAGACCGGGATGGCGGCGCACCGCCACCGTCCCGTCCGCGAGCGCATCGAAGAACGACATGCAGGACGACGCCACCTCGCCCGGCTGCACCAGGACGAGCCGGACACCGGCCTGCTCCAGATCAGGGACCAGCGACGACGCCGGCCCCCTGGCGTCGACCGTGACCGTCCCGCCGTGGGCGGCGGCGATCTCGGCGACACGTTGCACACACCAGCCGACCCCGGCCCGGTGCTCGATCACCTCGACCCCGCCGGCCTGGCCCGCCACGGCGATCGCCGCAGCGGAGCGTTCCGGGTTCACGTCGAGGGCGAAGAACAACTTCCCGTCCGGCGCCGCATCCGGCCGGCACGCCGCATCCCACACCGTCGCCGGGATCAGCCGCTCGGTGGTCACCGTCCACTGGTTCAACATCGACCGACGGAAGTCGCCGTCGGACATGGTCTGGCGGGCGTGACGCACCACGTCCTCGGAGATCGTGTGACCGAGCGCCGGCATACACGACCACCACGTCGCCGGATCATCCGGGTCGGCGTCCTCCTCGGCGCACCACTCGAAGTAGGCGATCCCCGTGTCAGCGCCGGCGCCCACCGCCGAGCGGCCCGACTCGACCTTGCGGCGCAGATAGGCCGAGGTCTCGGTGCCGGCCGTCGACACGACGACGATCTGGGCGTTCGCCCTGGTCGCCATCGCCGGCAGGATCGCCTGCTCACGACGGTCGTCGATGTCGGCGAACGCCTCGTCGATCACCCCGAGGTCGAGGGTCTTGCCGTGACCAGCGGACTCCGACGACGCCAACACGTCGATGCGGGACCCGCCGGTGAACGTGATCGACTCGTTGCCCTGCGCCCGATGCACCCGGGCGACCGCCTTCCGCAACGGCGACCCCATCAGGATCGGCACCTGGTCGTCGAGCAGTTTCTTACGGGCATCAGCACCGGTCTGCGCCGTGTACGCAATCCGCTGCGGCACATCCCACGCCAACGCCCGCTGCACCTCCAACGCCAGCGTCAGCGTCGTCTTGCCGGACTGGCGAGGAACCGTCACCACGATCTCGCGGTAAGCGGGCCGGCCGTCGTCGAGCAGCTCGGTGCCGACCTCAGCAATCAGGGTCTGCCACGGCATCAGCGGCTGCCCGAGCGCTTCGGCCACCGCCGCCACGCTTGGCCCGAGGCTTCGCCGCCTTGGGTTCCTCGACGTCGCCCACCTCGGGGCGCAGAGCGGCGAGGACCTTCGAGAACTCGTCATCGTCATCGCTGCCACCGACACCTCGCAGGTCGTTCAGCGCCGACCGGTACTCACGCCACAACGAGGCGTGACCCGGTTCGGCGTCGACGGCGTCCGCTAGGGTCTGCGCCGCAGTCACCAGCGCCTCGTCGACGGCTTCGAGCCGGCCGAGGGAACGCAGCGTGGCGATGGTGGCGTCGACCGCCTTGCGGTTCCGTCCGGTCATGGCGGGCCCCGTTTCGTTTCGGGTCGGGGAGAAAATGACTCCGCAGGTCTTGCGCCGAGCCCCGCCACGGCAGAAAACGCGCCCCCGGGGGTGCCACCCCTCCCCCACCCCGGGCCGGCCCCGAGGGGCACGGTCACCAGGTGCGAGACGGCGGCGGCGTGTCCCGACCCTCCAAGGCCAGGTTCGCCAGACGGGCCCGGTGCCGGTTGGCACGACCCACGTTGCATGTCTTGCACGACGCTCGGAGGTTCGCCGGATCGAGGAGGGCGCCGCCCTCCCGGATCGAAACGATGTGGTCGACCTCGGTCGCCGTTCTCGTGCAGTTCGGTCCGTTGATCTGACAGCGGAATCCGTCGCGCTGCAGGATCAGGGGGCGGACCCTCTGCCAGCGGGAGTCGTAGGGCCGGCGCTTCAACGGGCACCCCCCTCGTTTTTTTCGGGGGGTGGGGGCGACAGTTTTCGTGTCGACCGGCCGGCGAGGTGGGGGGCCTCGAAATGCGAGAGGACCGCCCCCGTCGGGACAGTCCTCAACCCACTACCGGATGATACCTCGACGGTGTTGCGTTTCCGGGGTTGACCTGCGTGTTTCACCAGCGCTCCCGGAGCCCGGTCTGCAGGTGCTGGATCTCGGCCCGCAGCTCGACGACGAGTTGGCGTAACTCGCCGATGGTGTCGGCGGCCTCGGTCATGTCGGCGGCCCACATGGTGTCGCCGACGGCGTCGGCGGATTGGGCGTTGATGCGGAGCCGGCGGGCGATGTCGATGGTCATGAGGCGCGCCGTTCGTCGCGGTAGCGGATCTGCCAGCACCGGTCGCAGAGCCCGGACTTGTGGCGGCGTCCGTCGGCGAGGCGGGTGCAGGTGGGGTCGACGCTGCCGGCGCAGCGGGATGCGCGGGCGGCGGCGGCGGTGTCGTGGCGGGCGGGGCCGGCGGCGAGGAGCGCTTCGAGGCGCATGGCGTGTTCGAGGAGTTGGTGGACGGTGTGTTCGGCGTCGGTGATGAGGCGGCTGTGGCGGTGGCGTTGGAGGGCGGTGCGGCCGGTGGGGTCGGAGATGTCGCTGGTGTGGGTGCCGGTGCCGTCGCCGGCGGTGGGGTAGCCGTCGGGGAGGGTGCTGGTGATCCACCGGTGCCAGGTGGGGTAGTCGGTGAGGGCGTTGGTGAGGATGGTGGTGATGGTGCGGAGGTGGTGGGTGGTGTGGCGTGGGGTGGGCATGGGGTCTCCCGGTTAGTCGAAGAGGGCGAGTGGGTCGTCGTCGTCGGGCCGGGTCGGGTCGGGTTGGGTTGGGGTGGGCGTGTCGCGCGTGTAGCGCCGGTCGACGGGGGTGGGGGGGGGGGGGGGAGTGGG